TGGGCACAGAAGTCAATCAAATAATTTCCTGCAGGTAAAACAAAGGAACCAGCGTTATTCACGACATTGATTCCATTGTAAATCTCACTGTTTAACAAAGCAACAGAAGTATTACCTGTGGTAAGTGATTGCAAATTGTTCGAAAAGAGGGCGACACTGTTGTTTCGAGGTGCTGATGCAGTGCTTTCCAAAACGGGAACCTCAAAGCGTACGCGATAGCGCACACGAAGTTCTCCCAATTCAGTTGAGGAAGCAGCAATTGCTTGAGTCGCAACATTCAAAATTCCTGCATCATAGGTCTTAATATCAGCACTTCCAGGCAAACCCCCGGGTCTCACATACTTGGAAACTCCCGAAGGGTGCATCAAAGCTTTATTGAAGGAAATCTTCAAATTTTCACTGGGCATACAATCAACATGGGGAACAGTATCCTCCATCTGTTGTTTTGAAATTGGAGGGGCGTCAGATGCATCGTAGTCACCTGAGAAAATAATTTTCCCAGTTGTTCCTGCGGTTGCAAATTCTGACACTTCACGCTTGTAATAAAATTCCAACATTTCAAAAGTGTATTTTTCCCATTGTGCGGCTTGTTTGGACAGCCACGGAAAAACAGCTTCTTGGCCTGGATTCAATGGATAGGAGGTGACGGCAAAAGTTGTTGGGGGTCCATCGGTTCCTGAGGTAACAGGACCAATGAATTCATCCTCTTCAACAATACACGAGCGACTACGGCCACTCCCATTGAAGCTGGTGCCTCCAAAGGCACTCAAAGCTCCATAACGGGTGGTTTGGGGTCTCAACCCTCCTCGTCGCACTCGATTTCGTCGTCGAACTGCATTTCCATTTCCATTCAATTTCTTTACGGTAGCTTTTCCCTTTTTAGGGCCTCGCACACGCCGTACTCTCCGTGTGGTTCTTTTTGGTTGGTTGGTTCGCAAAGCAGAGTTCATAATTTCTGCTTTATGGGGCTTATTAAATCTTTCTTCCGGCTCCCCATAACTCTGAGGGGCTAACTGCAGATCGCCCAATATTAATCTGGCATAAAACTCATCAGTCTTAATATTTGTCTTTGCGATTATCCATTCCTTATCATTTGCTAAGATATGATCGTATCGTTCCAGAAGGAAGTCAATCAAACTCTTACAATATTCTCTAAAAGGAATGTCAGTCCAACCAATCTGCAACAAACAGCACACACGTGTCAAAGTAAT